CATTAAAATTGGACTTGTACCTCTTATTTCACAACCTGAAGATTTAGATGATCCAGTGCTTCCACCGTGTTTGTAATTCGCTCTTCCACCAGATTTATATTGTCTTATGATACCACTATTATCTGCTTTTATAGGTGTTCTAGTTCTACTAGGTAGTTTATAATTAACAAGATCATTAGACATTTGCATGCCAGATTCCATAGTTTTAGGATTGTTTACTTTTGTTATAAAATCTCCTGCAATTGATGCATTAGATCTTTTAGCAGGTTTATTGTCTTGAATAGTTGTAGGGGTTTTTACTACTGTATCTTTTTTTTTAGCTGTGTTGGCTACGTCAGCCATAGTAAATCCTCTATCAGCTTTTGCACTTTTACCATCTTCAGTTGATGCTAAGTTTGCTTTTCTTTTTGATGCCATAGCTGCTGCACCAAGGCCTATACCTATTGCAGCAAGAATTTTTTTATTTCGTTTTCTAGATTTTTTGCTCATAATATTTTTTCTCCAAGTTACTTATTCTTTATCAGATGTGTCGCCTTAAGTCCATAGACAGATGCAATGACACCTACAAAAATTGTTTGATACCATAACGGTAAATTTCCAAAGTGTACGAAGAATAACTCCATTTTCTCCATATGTACAGGATTATCTGACCATACTGACCATCCCAACATTACGATAGGGACCGAAAGTAAAAGCAAAATAAATTCGTCTTTCCAATCTGATTGTCTGGATTCTAACAGTTTTCCTTGGTAAGCTTCCGCACCAGTAGCCATCTTTTCAGCGTGCATTAACTGAGCATCAGACATAGCCATCTTCGTTCTCTGTTTGTTAGCGTATATTTTACTACCTGCAGAAACGGCTAATTTAATTGCCGACAACCACATGTTAGTACCACTTAACTGAAGATTTCTTAGATGCTAACATTCTTTTTTGACCACCAACTTTATTCATAGTCGGTTGACCCAAAGGAACTTTAACTTCTACTGCTTCTGCAAATCCATCTGAGTTAGTTTTAAGTGTATTAGAACCATCTGCTCTCGGTGTATCTGACACAACTTTACCAACATAATTTGGATTGTTTTTTGTAAAAAATGTTTTTGGTTTCATATTTTTCTCCTATGCTATTATTATATACTATCTTCGAGGACCTTTCAAGATCCTAACGTCCATTTGTTTCATAAGGTCATTTTCTCTTTTAGAGTCAATACCCATCTGTGTTTTAGTCAATGAAGTGTCCGCTCTTAGCTCTGCTAATTCTTCATTTTGCTCTAATTTCTCATCAAACTGTTGTTGACCCATAAGATTTTTTGATTTTTCCATATTAATCTTTTCTTGGTCTTGTTCTTGTCTAACATTATTGTCCATAGCTTTTAAATCAAGCTCTCTTGCCTTTAATTTAGCTATTGGATCTCCACCGTACTCTCCAGTGATCTTAGCTTCTTCATCTCTGAACTCTTCAGTTGATTCAGCAATTAATTTTGCTTTTCTAGACTCTAATGCCATAGACATTTGCATAATCTGTTGTTGGAATTGCGGATCTTGTTGCATTTGTGGATTTTGTTGAGCCATTTGTTGCATTTGCATTAATTTTTGTATCTCATCTCTAAATTCTACTTCTAATTGCTCTTGTGCCATTAGAGATATGTGTTCAAAGATATTTTTTTCTAGAGATGCCATCACAACCGGTGAATTTCTAGCAACATTACTTGCCATAAAGTTTAAATGGGTAGTAATATGTGCTTGGTGATCCTGACCTTTAAAGGCTTGGAATGGTTTGTTAGACATTGATAAAATATTTTCAGTTGCAGGGTCTACTGGAGACGGTTCAACGGGTGGTGGTAAGATTGCATCAATATTTTTTACACCAATCGCTTGATACATATGTTTATAAGCTTCATATAGATTATGCATTCCTGGATTTGATTGAGCTAGTTGTAATTCAGTTTGTGCAAGTGATATTCTTTGTGATTGAGAAAAAATATTAGGGTCTGCAACAGGAATAATGTCTACCTTGTCATCAAAGTCAGTTACCATAATATTTCTTTGTCCACCCACAACATCGTATGGATATTCTTTTGGTAAATAAGTTTTAAAAACTCCTGCTAATAAATTAAATTCACTTTTCATCGCTACATATAATCGTTTATGTATTGCTGACATGACCCTTGAACCACGTTCTAAGAGAGCTATAGTCGTTCCAACAGCTGCCTGTTGATTGCCATCCCCGACTTGCATGTCAGCGATGGAGGCAAATCTTTGCCCTGCCGCAACCACCGTTCCCATCAACTGCAATAAAGTAGCTGAAGGTTCTTTAAATGGTAAAGGCATAAACGCATCCTTGATGTTTCCACCAGGTGCATCGACATCTCTGAATTCGCCAGGCTGTATTGACTGAGCCTCATCTCTAACACGTATTCCACGTTGTTTAAATCCTGAAGGCAAGTTACTTAAAGTACCTGCGTCCAATAATTGTCTTAATGCAGTAGTTGCTGTTCTAGACAAACCACCAATCATATGAATTAAACCAAAACCATAAAAACCCATTCCAGGTAAAAACTTAAAGTGTACAAAATATTCTTGTTTTTTCTTTAATGGATCTTCTGCTGCATAGTTTCTTCTAATAGATAATATTTCTCTACTTCCAAGTTCTAGAGTTACAATATATGGAAGTCTAATTCCTGTTTCTTCTCCAGTAGAATCTTTGTCTTCAAAACCTTCTAAGTCTAAGTCAGTGTGAACTTCTAGAACAGTAAATATATCTTCATCTCTAGTTCTTTTAACACCTTCCAATTCTCTTTCTTTTTTCTCTACTTCTGTTTCTTCATTGTAGCCCGGTTGTAATTCTACATCAATATAGAATCCAGCTACCTGTTTTTTTCTTAAATCATTTTCTGACATTTTAATAACATGAATAACTGCTTCCGAATCTGAAATAGAGGTTGCGGTATAAGGAACTAAAATATCATCAGCGGGTACGAATTTTGAAACGGCTCTACCAAGTAGTTCATCGTAATAAACTTTCTTAAACGCAGAGCCGCTGAGAGGTAAATAAAAGAGCATTTGATCGAACTCGGGTTCATACTCTTTCATCACATCCATGAGCTGATAGTTCATGAATTCTTTGACTCTAACTGACTGGTCTTCTTTTTGTCTATTGGCTAAACCAATGACTCTAGTGTTTACCGGACCAGTAGCTGGTAGTAATTCTTTGTAAGCTTGCGCTTGAAATTGTGTAACGGCCTCTGCAAGAACTGGGTGAGTTGCACCTGAAGCCCCTTGGAAAGGTTGAGTGGGGTTTTCATATTTGAATCCTAAAAGGTCTAATCCTTTAGTATAAGAATCTTCCCAGTCAGATCTAGCTGATTTATAAGTTGAATAATTTTCTGCTAATTCTGAACCTAGTTTACCTAAAATACTTTCATCTAATAATTCTGCTAAATTATCTCCGTGACCTTCTCCGCCCGGTTGATTAACTGCTGAGGGATCAAAATTAATTGTAGCACTACCATCTTCTTCTTGGGTAATATCAATATCTTCTGGTCCAACTTGTGCTTCAGCTGTTTCTTGTTCTGATATTGCTACTTCTTCGTCGCTAGGTGTTTTAATTTCTGTCTCTACGTTTGGTAGAGCTTTGTCCATATCTGCCATTTATATTCTCCGAGTTCTCTATTGTTGTACTTTGTTTTAAAGGAACATTCAACCCCTGTGAGTCTGGTCCTTTTAATGGTGGAATTTCCTTCCATTTAACATGCTCCATATTTTTAACAAGTGTTTTATTTTTAACCGTCATCGAATAACCCCCTTCCTGCTTTTTTATTTTGATACATTTCATATCCACTTATTCCAGCCGATATTCCAAGACCCGGTAATCCAAATCTTCTTGATACTGTTTTAAGCATTGTAGGACTTATACCTAATCTCATTATATTTGCCATTTTTGGTCCAGCAAAACGTGTTGCTTCTTTTGATAAAGATCCTGCAAATGCAGGGCCTAAATAATTTAATGGGTTAGTTGCGATCTCGCCTGCTGAATCTCCGTCAGCGATTTGTTGACCAATGTACAATGGTTCAAGAGCTAACATCCCTAACGGTGTTCCCGTAGTAGCTAAACCTTTTCCCAG